AATGTGTCTGAATCGTATGTTACGACTTCGGCTGCCACTGGCGATACACGTCTGTCTTATCAGCGTTTAACTTTCACATCCACTGGCTCTGGGGAAACTTATCGCGCCCTGACTCGAGTCACAGGCGCTGGCGCAGCTACTGCCGGTACTGTTAATGGCGCTCACATTAGCTTGAGCATCAACGGTTCTGGTACCATTTCTGGCGCAGGTAATGCTCTTCGCGCTACTTTGGGCGGTACGTCTACAAACCCCGGCGGTACGATTGCAGCTATTCAAGCTGACTCTGATTTTGCTTCTGGTGGCTCTTGGACTGGTGCTTCTTTCATCCGCTTTACAAACAGCGGCACTGGCACGGTGGCTAACTTGTTCAATGTCCCATCTGGCATGATCACGGCCAATACCCAAGGCGCAGCTACAAACTCATTGAAGATTGTTGACAGCGCAGGTACTGCTTACTACATTATGCTGACTACGACAAACAGCTAATATGCAGATCACCAAGGAATTCTTGGAGACTGAGATTCGTGATCTTGAGACTGAAGCGCAGAAAGCCCAAACCTTTTTGATTCAGTCTCAAGCCACAATCCAAGCGTACAAGATGCTGATCAACAGGCTAGACGCACCAGAACCGGAAACGGAGCAATCATCATGATGCAAACAGACGTAAAGTCCGCGCATATAGAGGCTACAGCCACTGCGGTGCCCTATCGCACCCGCATACGAGGATATCAATTTTTGACCGGTGGTACTGCTGGCGACATTACTTTCCGTGATGGGGGTTCGGGTGGCCCTATTCTTATAGAATTTAATATTGCTACTACACCAACAAATCCACTATCGTTTACGATACCCGGCGAAGGCGTTTTGTTTAGTACAGATGTTCACATAACACTTCCAGCTAACGCCAAAATTACGGTGTTCTATGGCTAAGAAAACCCCCTCTCTTGCTATTGGTCGTGGTGAAAAGCTGCCAGTTAAGCAGGGGGCGGGGCTTACCGCCAAAGGTCGCGCTAAATACAACGCCGCAACTGGATCGAACCTAAAGGCTCCACAGCCCGAGGGTGGCCCACGTAAGAAGTCATTCTGCGCCCGTATGAGCGGAATGCCCGGTCCGATGAAGGACGAGAAGGGTCAACCGACACGCAAAGCGGCGTCGCTAAAGAGATGGAAGTGCTAAATGGTCGATGAGATTACAACAGCCCGCGAGTTAGCCACACACGCAAGTGATATTAAGCACTTACAAGACGACATGGACGCAATGCGGGCCGACGTTGCTGCTATACGTTTGTCTTTAGACGAGATTAAAAAAACCCTTGCTTCCGCTGAAGGCGGCTGGAAAGTGCTGATTGTAGTAGGCAGTCTTGCAAGCGGTGCGATTGGTGCTATTACCGGATATTTTTCAAGTAAAGGATTTTAATCATGATTAGAAAACCCGCAGCCCCACGTCCAGCACCACCAAGGCCGGCAGCGCCACGGCAAACATTTGGCGATAGGATGGCTGCAAAAATGGCTGCGCAACAAAGCCAAACTCCTCCGCCTCCTATGGTGCAAGCTGCTGCGCAACAGGCAATCGCGCAATCGCGGCAAGCTGCGGAAAGAATGGCTCCCGGTACGGGTGGTCGAGGTACGCTACAGCAGTATGAAGCAATGAAGCAACAACAGGCTGGCTCAAATATTCCGGCTTTTGCCCAACAAGCCGCTCAAGGCGCATTAGGAAGAGCCCCCGCTGGGGTACCGCAGTACGGCCCACAAACACAAATGCCTCCAGCAGGCATGGGCCCTATGGGTCCAACAGGTCCCGGCACACAAATGAGCCGCCCAGCACCGCAAGCAATGGCAAATGCCGTCCGAGCAAGTAATGCAGGAATGCCTTTGCCCCCGGCAGCGTCGGGATTAAACATGAGTGGCGTAGGTATGTTTAAAAAAGGTGGTTCGGTCAAGACTACGCGGTTTGCAGAAGGCGGCGGGGTAAAAGAGAAGCAAGAGCCACCAATTCCTAAAGCTACGCAAGAATCGATGAAGCGCCAAGCCGCACAGGCAAAAACAGATCGTAAGCAAGCTGAAGAGCAAAAGGCTGGCGAGAAAGAAGTAAAAGATAACATGGGCCGGATTGGCTTTAAAAAGGGCGGTTCGGTGTCCTCGGCTTCCAAGCGCGCAGATGGTTGCGCAATTCGTGGTAAGACGAGGGCATAATGCCTGCTAAGTCAGCAAAGCAAGAACGGTTCATGCAAGCCGTGGCCCACAACCCAAAATTTGCAAAGAAGGTGGGTGTCCCCACTAGCGTAGGTAAAGAGTTCACTAAATCGGAGGGTGGTATGGCTGAATCCAAAAAGATGGTTGGTAAAGAAGTAGCGTTCATGAAGAAAAAGGGCGCGCCTAAATCCATGATTAAACATGAAGAAGGCGAAATGAAAGAAATGAAATTCAAAAAAGGCGGCGTAATTGCTTCCAAGATGGGTTCTGTACGTACCGCAGCCCCGAGCAAAGATGGTATTGCTTCCAAGGGTAAGACCAAAGGCAAGCAAATTGTTATGAAGAAAAGCGGCGGCATGTGCTGAGATGAGAGCCTCTCGCGGTATGGGTGACATTAACCCTTCCAAGATGCCGACGGGTAAGAAAACAGCCCGTCGGGACGACACTGACTTTACGCAGTACGCGGAAGGTGGCAAGGTTAATGCCGCTGGTAACTACACTAAGCCTAGTCTTCGCAAGAAGATTGTGTCACAGGTGAAGTCCGCAGCAACGCATGGCACAGGTGCGGGTCAGTGGTCAGCCCGTAAAGCGCAACTCGTTGCTAAGAAGTATAAAGCGGCGGGTGGGGGTTACCGAGATTGAAAGCCCCACAGCAAAGCCTGAAGTCATGGGGTGACCAGAAATGGCGGACAAAGAGCGGCAAGCCGTCGTCAAAGACAGGCGAACGATACCTGCCAGAAGCGGCTATCAAGTCACTCACCCCGTCAGAATATGCCGCCACAACGAAGGCCAAGCGGGCAGGGAAAGCAGCAGGAAAGCAGTTTGTAGCACAGCCTAAAGGCATTGCGAAGAAAACAGCAGGGTTTAGATAATGGCATATTCAACAGCTACGACTGCGTTTAACCCGACCCTCAACGATATATTCGAAGAGGCGTTTGAGCGTTGCGGACAGGAATTGCGTACGGGTTACGACTTCCGTACGGCGCGTCGTAGCTTGAATTTCTTGCTAGGTGAGTGGGCTAACCGAGGTATTAACCTGTGGACGATTGAGCAGGGTTCTATCAACATGGTACAAGGAGTAACAACCTATGATCTACCTAGCGATACCGTGGATTTGGTGGAGCACGTTATTCGTACTGATTCCGGACAAGGTGCTAACCAAACTGACCTCAACATCACTCGAATCAGTGTATCTACCTACTCAACGATCCCGAACAAATTAGCGCAAGGCCGTCCGATTCAGGTGTGGATTAACCGCCAGAGTGGGCAGAAAGTAGGCTCTGAAGCCGCAGTGGCTAAAAGTCCGCAGATTAATGTATGGCCTGCACCAGATCAAGGTACCTCATTGCAGCCGTACTATATTTTTTACTACTGGCGCATGAAGCGTATTAACGACGCCGGTAATGGTATTAATGTGATTGATATTCCATTCCGTTTCCAGAATTGTTTGGTAACGGGGCTTTCTTACATGTTGGCGCTGAAACTACCTAATGCTGATCCTACGCGCATCCAAGGGCTTAAAGTAATGTACGACGAGGCATGGGAGTTGGCCGCAGGTGAAGACCGCGAGAAGGCTGCGGATCGTTTAGTACCACGTCAGATGTTTATTACGTAATCATGGGCAATAGGTTCTCGTCAGGCAAGAATGCAATCGCCGAGTGTGATCGGTGCGGGTTTCGTTACAAGCTGAAAGAACTAAAGAAGCTGACGATTAAGACTAAGCAGGTTAGTATTATCGTATGCCCAACGTGCTGGGAACCAGACCAGCCGCAGTTGCAGTTAGGTATGTATCCGGTAGATGATCCACAAGCAGTACGTGAGCCAAGACGGGATAATAGCTACCGGCAAGCGGGCTACACGGGTTTGCAGCTTACAACGAATACTGATTTTGGTGATCCTAGTGGTGGTAGTCGGATATTTCAGTGGGGTTGGGCACCCGTTGGTGGAGCAAGTAGTTTTGACGCCGCCCTAACGCCAAATTATTTAGTAGCAACAACAAGTGTTGGTACAGTAACGGTATCCTAGAGGAGCTTAAAATGGACGCAAAAAAAGCAGTTCACAAGCATGAAGCAGCAATGCACCCCGGCAAGCCTATGACTAAGATGGCTAAAGGCGGTAAGACTAATCTTCAGATGAAACAGTTAGGTCGTGGTTTGGCTAAAGTTGCTAACCAGAAGAAGTCTTCCTTTACGTACAAAAAAGGCGGCTAGTATGGCTAAGTTTTCACAAAAGCTTAAAGGCAAAGAAGTAGGCCAAGCCGCTGTGTATGCTAAGCCCCATTCAATGAGCGGAGGTCCTATGAAGATGAAGAAACCTACTGACCCAAACATGTTAAATGCGCGTCAGCTTGGCCCCCGTGCGAGTGTTCAGCGTGTAAGCGCGGGCGATCCGGGGCGTGATGATGTCAAGACAACTGGCATCAAAACCCGTGGTAATGGCTGTGCTACTAAAGGCACGATTGCTCGTGGACCAATGGCATAACCATGAATTACACTGAACTTGTTGCGTCAATTCAGTCATACACCGAGAACGAGTTCCCGGATATAGCGCTGTCTGGCGGCGGTACCGAAACAACTACTGAACAAATCAATCGGTTTATTCAGCAGGCGGAGCAACGCATTTACAACTCGGTTCAGTTTCCGTCCATTCGTAAGAACATGACGGGTAATTTACAGTCGGGTAATAAGTATCTAAAAGCGCCTGATGATTTTCTGGCTGTGTACTCGCTGGCAATTATTGAGAATTACGGATTGGCTACGGAAACATACACTTTCTTGTTGAACAAGGACGTTAACTTTATCCGTGAGTCTTACCCTACTCCTGCTGATACAGGGTTACCTGCGTACTATGCGTTATTTGGTCCAGCTATTGTGGGAAGTGCGATTACTAATGAGTTGACGTTTATTCTTGGCCCAACGCCAAATAGTGCATACACAGCAGAGCTACATTTCTATTACTACCCTGAGTCAATCACAACTGCTAACACGTCATGGTTGGGTGACAACTTTGATTCTGTACTGTTATACGGATCGTTGGTTGAAGCCTATACGTTTATGAAGGGCGAGACTGACTTACTTGCGTTGTATGACGGTAAGTACAAAGAGGCTTTGGCACTGGCTAAACGTCTGGGGGATGGTATGGAGCGTCAAGACGCTTATCGTTCAGGTCAGTACAGACAGGCGGTGACTTGATATGGCGATTAATCAAACTCAAACTACTAGCTTTAAGAAGCAACTGTACGAAGCGGTACATAACCTTCTTACTGATGATCTTTACATGGCGCTGTATGTTGCGACCGCAGATCTTAATCAGGATACTTTGATTTACACAACAAGTGGCGAAGTTACTGGCGGCGGCTATACTGCCGGTGGGGTTTTGTTAACCGGCGTGACAATTAACTCATCTGGTTATACGGCGTATGTCAGTTTTAATGCGGTTGACTTCAATGCTTCTGTTACAGCGCGTGGCGCGTTAATCTACAATGCGTCGCAAGGTAACAAATCAATTGCGGTATTGGATTTTGGATCTGATAAAACGTCTACTGATTTTACGGTTACGCCGCCTACCAACACAGCTACATCTGCCATTATCAGGAGTTCAAATTGATTACGACGACTAAAGGTGAAATGGACGAATCCTTGCTGGAGAAGCGCGAGGGTAATGTCGATAACGAAAACGAATACACTACGTGGGTAGAGTAT